CCAGCGTTCGGCAATTGCGGATGCTTCCCCGGCGATCGCGCTTGCGTCTTCGATTTCCTGCCGCACCGTTCCGCCGCCGCCGCCACCGCGCTCGACGTCATCCGCGATAGCAACTTTTGCGCGTACCGGATTCGCAAACATGTTGTCGATTTGCGCAATGATTTGCTCAGCGTTTATACGAGTCGCGAATTCTTCGATCGACTCGTTATAAATCCGGCCCAAGACGGTGCTGAATTGTTCGATTATTTCGCCCTCTTTGTCGCGCTTAATTGTGAACGCGCCGCCGATCAGATCCCCCATGCGCATGCCTAGCGCGTCTGCTGCGTCCTCCGCGACCTCTTTTGCTGATTCAAAAATTGATTGCAACGCGTCGCGAAGCTCTGAATTTAGTGCGCCGGATTCTTCCCATCGCCGATCCGATCGGAAGACACCGCCCTCGCGAACAATGCCAAAAGCGTCGCGGCCACCGACGCCGCCCGCGCCGATGCTTCCGAACGAATTTGCATATTCGAGCTCGGGCGCCTTGCGGCCGAATAATCGAGTATGCACTGCAGTGCCGGATATCAGCGACGATATGCGCTCAGATAGCCCCAAGCCTTGCAGCGTGCGGTCAAGAATCAAGGACGGTGCGCCGGTGAAGTTGCCGAACCCAGCGAAATTTGACCCACCTCTGATTTCGCGGCCGTCAGGCAATCCCAGCGTGCCTCCGCCCGGCTTCCAGCCCTGCGCAAATAGACTGTCGTTTGCCATCGCGCCCGCAACAATCCAGCCGACGATCGGAATGGCCATTGCGCTGTTAAACAAACCCTCGAGCATCGGCTTGATGATTTTCGTCTTCGCAAATTCGCTAATCATTTCTGAGACGGTGTTTTTAATCATCCCGAGCAATTCATCGCCTAAATTTTCGAACGCGTCGCCGATGTTGTCCGCGTCGAATATCGCCGACGTAGCGAACTCGCCGAAAGCATCGGCCGCGCTCTGCGCAAATGCTTCAATTTTTTGCTCGCGTGCCATCGCAAGCAATAGCGCGTCAATTTCGGCCGCCTGTTCATCCGTCGCGACCGCGTTTGCTTGCCGCAAAATTGTTTCACGCTCGCGCTCAATGTTGCCCATGCGCATCAGGTCGATTTCGGCCCGCATATCTTTGATGATTTTTCCGGCCGGGTTCAGCTGTTCGGCGATCGCGTCCGCGTCCTGATCGCGCGCGGCCTTGACGCGCAAAAGAATCGCGATCAAATCCTCGTAAGTTTCGCCCTCGGCGATCCGCAGCGCGATGGCATCGCCAACGGCCTGCGCATCTTTTCGATATTGCGCCTCGAGCGCCTCGAGCGGCGTCAGCGCGCCCACCACAGCGCGCACCGCGTCCTCGACTTTTGCTTTGTATTTCGCGAACGATTCCGCCGCGCGCACGTTTTCGCGGGCTAGTTTTTCTTGCGCCGCTGCCGCGTCTTTCGCGGCCTTTTCCAGCGAATTACCTAACTTAACCACCGGCGGCGCGGCCTTGTTCGCGGCGTCGCCAAGCTTGTCGACCTCGTCCGCCGCCTTCGCGGTCGGTGCCCATATCGCCTCGAGCGCCCGACGCACGTCCTCAGCGTTCCCATCCACGCCGCTGCCGAACGCTTCCCACGCGCCACTCATGCGCGCCAACGCGGCGTTGTGCGCACCCTCGGCTTCCGCCATGCCGTCGACTAGAATTTTGCTAGACGCGGCAAAATTGCCCTTCATGAATTCCCATTGTGCCGACGCGACGGTGCCGAGTTGCTGCCCAAATGCCACGGCGCTGTCGCCAACAGCGCCGAAGATATCTGCGCCCGCGAACAGCACGTCAAACAAGCTTTCGAGCGTGTTTTTCGCGACGATGCCGGCACTCACGACCACCTTGATTGCTTCCGCAAAAACGTTTTGGCTATCCGCGTTTTTGCGCGCTTCGATGCCGCCCTCCACCATCTGCTCGGCTAGCGCATTCATCGATGGCAATAGAGCGGTCGCAAGGTCGTTTGCAAAGCCCGTCGCGAGCGCGCGAAGCTCGCCCAGGTTGTCGTTAAATTGGTCGCTTGCGTTTGCAAGCTCTGTGCTAATCGTCACGCCGAGCGCGTCCGCGCGCTCGCGCATCGCCTCGAGGCCTTCCGCGCCATCATTTAGCAAAGGTATTAGCTCGGCGCCGGACTTGCCGAAAAGCTGCATTGCTAGCGCCGCTTTTTCCGGGCCGTCGCGATAGCCCTTGAACTTGTCCGATATTTCGCCGAGCAGGGCATCCAGCCCTTTCATGCTGCCGTCTGTTGTCCGCGCGCTTATGCCCATGGCCTCGAGCGCCGCCGAATTGTCAACAGCTTGCTTGCTCAGCACTTTCAGCCCACGCCCCAACGTTTCGACCGACGTGCCGGCCTGCGTCGCGGCGAGCGAATAAGACGAAAGCACCGGCACGGCCACGCCGAATTGAATCGACATATCTCGCATTGCGTCGGCCGTGTTAATCGAGTCGCTTACAAGCTTCGCCATCGCTGCAGACGCGGCCGCAAGGTAAATGCCTGCGGCCGCGCCCATCTTTTTCAAATCGCGCTGCATTGCTAGCGATGCTTTTTCGGTTGTTTTGGATGCGCGCTTTATATCCGTTTCGAACATCCCGGTTAAAGCTTCCATGATGATCGAAATTTTCAACGCTTCACTCCCCGATTAACGCTCGCAATATGCTTCTGTCGACCGCACTATAGCCCTGTTCGTCCGGAGCATCATCCTCTCGCCACGCGTCTGCAAAAAGCATGAAGTCGGCGATCTTCTTCGCCTCCTGCGTTTTGTTACGATGCGCGTTGACGTATATCGCGGAAAGATGCGCCAGCGCGAATTCGATGCGTTCCTCTGGCGCCGGGCATTTCGAAAGGTATTTAGACAAAAGCCGAAGCTCCGACGCCGGCCACGAATTAACGACATGCAACGGCTGGCGATAGAGCAACGAAAGCCGCACCATGAATTGCGCGTGCGGCGTTATTCCTTTCCCGGCTTCGATTCCTCGTCATCAGCAAGAAACTCGCGGCTTGCGTCATTTGCGAGCGCCTTTAGCGCCTTCAGTTTGCTGCCGGGCTCTTTGAGCAGTTCGGCGAGCGTGCGGTAAATCTGTTTGCCTTCCGCGCTGCATAGCGTGAATTGCACAAGCCGAAAATCGCGGCCAAGCTCATCGCCGAAATCGATATTCATCGTCACTGCGCCTACGCCCGAATGTGACGCGGTTTTTCCTTTTGCAAGTTCCATCATTTCGCCGCCGGTCAATTCGCGGAAATAAACCGTCGTTTCTGCGCCCCGATGAACGAGCGTTTTTGCTGTCAAATTCATAGCCGTGTCCTTTTTGTAGTGGCGTCAGAACGCGCGCACGGGTAGCACGGCAAACACTAGAGCCGTGCGCGCGTCTGACATAGTCGATTGACGTGCTAGCCGTTCAGGACGCATTAGCTATAAATCGGCGTCGGCAAATCCCATTCCTTCGCGCCGGTGCGCTGCAATGTCAACGTGCCACGCCAGTACTCATTGACGGAAACTTCGAACGCGAAGTCGGCAACGTAGGCTTGAAAGCGCACCGAAGTCGGCCCCGGCGAAACGAGATGATTATTCACATCAATGGCAACAGGCGGAAGCAGGTTGTCGCTCAGCACAATCATAAAGTCGACAACGTCGCCGCTTACGTCTAAGTCAATGAGCGTCTGATGCGACAAAGATTGGGAATGAAATTGATTGGGTACGGTAATAGCGCCGGGATTTTTCATCCCGCGCACATATTCCATCTCGGTCGAGTCCAAGCACGTCACGTCTTTTTGATCGCCTGGCCCACCGAGGCCATTGATCGCGGTCGGGCATGCCACTTTCATAATCTCGCCTGGACTAGTAGTTCGTCCGGCGAAATACAGTTTCGTGCCCTTGGTTTCGATTACGCCGGTCGTCATTTCGTATACTCCACGTTGTTAAAAGGTTGATATTGGCCGTTGCGTTAATAGTAGCTTACGGCGGGCTGTGGTCAAAAACAGTCACGTCGAAGTCGACACGAAAGCGCATGGTTTCCGCATCCTGACCCATATCGCGCACATCATCGATATGCCACCGCGCTTCGATCGCCGCGCGAACCGCAGAGGCGATGGCGTTAATCCCGGTCGCCCCGGTGCCGGCGTTTACAGACCAGCACGATACCTGCAGACGGCAAGTGTCGACGGGCGGAAGGCCGGACAGATCGTTAGCCGGTTGCGCCGTAACCACGAATTCGGTTACATAAGGCGCGGCCACATTTTGCGGCGCCGCGCCGTGCCGATAGCACCGCATCGGCGATGTGCCTAGCAATGCCGTCACGACCGAGTCTGCGCGCAATAGATCGAATATTCTAGGAAGCATTGCGTTATTTCCTCGAGGCCTGTCGGTCAAGCTTGCGGATTATCGCATCCGCTCGTTTTGTGATTTCCGCAACAAATGCATCGGTTGCAGCCTGCTTTTTAGCGTCGAATGCAGGCCGTAGCCACGGCATTGCGCGCCGCTTTTCTGTGCCGTATTCCAGCTGCCGGCCGATTTGCACGGCTGTTAGATTCGCGCCGCGATTTGACGGATAGCGTTGTGCTGGCTTGATGCCGACAATGTAAGCCTCGCCGCGCTGGCCCCGGCTCGGTTTCGATCGCTTCGCTCGAATCGATAACAGCAAAAGCCCTGTGCTATCGCTGCCGACGCCGTCTTTGTTCGGCTCGTCAATGATTTTGCGCACGTTGATTTTCGCTTCCGAAACAAGCAACTCAGCGCCGCGCTTTAGCGCAAGCTTGACCGGCCCGCCGGCCTTGCTGACGATTTCCGGCGGTAGCCGTTTGAGCGTATCGAGCACGCCGGCCAGGCCTTCGATTCTGAAACGCTCACGCGCCATCATTGACCCCTGCAGCGCATCGCAAACGATATTCACGGCGGCCGGTAAGATCGACGTCAATCGATGTAATGTCAAACGTTTGCCCATCCCAAATCACGCGCCATGTCGGCGAGAGTCCGGAAAACCAGCGCATTGTTATGCGCGCCGCCGTTTCCGCTTGCTTCGCGTCTGCCGCGCGGAATTCGCGCCCAGGCCCGGTCAGCACTTCCGCTGGCACGTCATCTAGCAGCGCGCCGTCAGCGTCCGCAGTTCGCCACTCAAATCCTTGGGATTCGCCCGCTGTACTAACGATCTCGACGCGTTCCTGCAGTTCGATGCGATGGCGTAGGCGTTGACTAAGCACGTCAGACCCCTANNCGGCAGCGAAACGGAAACCAGCACACNTCTGCCGCCTTGCGCAATTTCGACATTTCGTCAGCGTCGCGCGCTTCATANGACGACTGCACAATCAGCAGGATTCCCCGGCGAAGCGATCGCGGTAAATCATCAGCGTCGGACACCGGGTCGGGAATTAGCGCTGTGTCGCAATCGTCCGGACAGTCTGCGCCGGTTCGCGGCAATACGTCGCGATCGATGAATTCCAAGCATTCGCTCTCTGCGTCGTCAATCAATTGCTGCAGTCGCGCGTCGTCGCTTGCATGTATGAC